GAGAAAGCTGCGGCGGAGAAAGCTGCGGCGGAGAAAGCTGCGGCGGAGAAAGCTGCGGCGGAGAAAGCTGCGGCGGAAACATGGAGGCTGTCGCCACGCGAAAAAGCGATTATTGCGACCCTGGGAGGCATGGATGGCAAAAACAAAAAGGCTTAAAAAGCAGACGGCCGGCCGGCTGGTGCGGGCTGTGTGCTACACGCAGGTGCTGGCGACGGATGCGCCGAGGGCGCGAGCCGAAAAGGCCAAGTGCTCCACGGCGGCGCGCAGGAAGCTCAACTATCGCTTTGCGTACCAAAAGCTGCAGATGCAGCTCGCGGCCAACTTTACGCGCCGCGACCTGTATGTGACGCTTACATACGACGACGCGCATCTGCCGTCAAACCGCAAGGCCGCGAAAAAGCAGGTCGCCGCATTTTTTGATCGGATGCGCCGGCAGTACCGGCGGGCCGGGCGCGAGCTGCGCTATGTGTACGTCACGCAGGAGATCCAGCGCGACGGAAGCCGACGACTGCACCACCATCTGATCATCAGTGCGACGGGCGCGGGAGACTACGACACCATCCGAGCGCTGTGGCCAAACGGCGACAACGTCGAGATCCTGCCAATCGGCGAGACGGAGATGTATGTGCACGACGATTTTTTGGAGCTGGCGCAGTACCTGCTCCACGAGCGCAACCCGGACGCGCCGGCCACCGCGGTCGGCGACCGCGGCTGGAACGCGAGCCGCAACCTGTGCAAACCGGTCGAGGAGTCCGAGATGGTGGACGAGTCGGTGACGGTCACCGCGCCGCCGGGTGCGTTTGTCCTCGACACTGACCACAAGCAAAATGAGTTTGGGTGCTATGATTATATAGTGTATCTGCTGCCGGAGCGCCGAGCACGCAAGGAGTAGACGCCTATATTATCTGTCTTGGGGTTGTGTATATCTTTAGGCGTAGCCATGACAAAAACGGGAGGGAAAGTCTTGCAAAATCAATGCTTGCGTGGTAAAATGTTAACCGTAAGGGCGGGATATCTCGTCTGCCCTGTATGCCACCGCAATCGACGGCTGGCGAAGATCCGCAGCGACACCGAGGGCGTAAACATCCCGGTGTTTTGCCGCGACTGCAAAAGCGAGATCATAATCGACATATCGAGAGGCCAGTGCTTTGAGAGCCGGAGCCGGTAAACAACACGTGTGTGTTTTGTTTGCTGGCTCCGGCTCTTTTTGTTTTGCCGGTCTCCTCGGAGGTGATAGCCCGTTATGGCGACCGGCATCTACGCGGACAAGCGGTGGCCAGCGCTACGCGCACGCGCCCTGCGGCGCGACGGTTACCTGTGCCAGCAGTGCCTGCGCTACGGCAAGCACCGCGCGGCGACGACTGTGCACCACTGCTACCCAGCCGGGATGTACCCGGATCTGGTGTGGGAGATCAGCAACCTGGTATCGCTGTGCGCGACGTGCCACGACGCAATGCACGACCGCGGCAGCGACCGTCTGACGGAGATGGGGGAGCAGTGGCGCAAACGCGCCGGCAGACGTATATCCCCCCCTCCAGACGATTGACAGAATCTGCCACGGAGACCGGGGCAAGGCAACTCTTTCCAACCGCGCCGAGTTTTCGGCGCGGGGGGATCGCGCGGGAACAAAGCAATCGGGCGCGCGCACGGAAACCTTGGAGGCGGATTTTTTGGGACGCGCAGATTTTGCGCGAAAAAGCGAAACTTTCCCGGCCAAACAGCGGCCGGAAGCGTGTCCAAAGTGGACACAAAAGGAGCGTGAGACATGAGCAAGCGCGAGGATGCGATCCGCGACAACATGCGGCTTGCTGGCACCTACAACCAGGCCTTTGAGCCGATCATCAAGACACTCGCCCGCATCCAGACGGAGCTTGCAAAGGCCGAGCGCGACTGGCGCGCGAACGGCGGCGAGTTTGTGACCGAGTACACCAACAAGAGCGGAGCGACCAACGCGGTAAAAGATCCGTACTACTCCGTGGTCGAGGGGCTGCGAGGGCAGATCGTCGACATCTCGGCGCAGCTTGGTCTGACGCCGACCGGCCAGCGGCGCGTACTCGGAAACGCGAAGGCAGCGCCGACCGGGCCGACCGCGCTGGAGCGCGCACTCGCCGAGGCACGAGAGAGGGCAGGGAAATGACCGGCGCGGATGCAGACCTGCTGCGCACGCAGCTCGGCGATCACCGCAACGCCGCGGACGTCCTTGCCTATGTCACCGGATGCTTGGACGGGACGATCCTTGCCTGCCCGGATATCCGGCAGGCGTGCGAGCGCTTCGTCGCGGACCTCGCCGACCAGCGCTGGGAGTTTCGCCCGGCCGAGGCGGAGTACGCGATCGAGCTGATCGAGACTATGCTGTGCCACCAGCAAGGGCAGCGCCTGGACGCGACGCCGCTGCGCGGGCAGCCGTTTTTGCTGCTGCCCTACCACAAGTTTTGCGTGTACAACCTGCTCGGCTTTTACCTCCGCGGCACGTCGGAGCGCCGCTTTAAGGAGGCGTTTATTTTTGTGCCACGCAAAAACATCAAGACGACCTTTGCGGCCGCGCTCGCCTGGGCGCTGGCGCTGATCGAGTCGCCGTCCGGGTCCAAGGTGTACATCGTGTCTGCTGCGCTCAAGCAGTCGCTGGAGTCTTTTGGCTTTTTGGCCTACAACGTCCGGCGGCTCGGCCTGTCCCAGGACGACGACCCCAACGGTCTGCGCATCCTGGACAACAACGCAGAGCGCAGTATCTCCGGATCGGTCGGCGAGGGGTCCATTTACATCAACGCGCTGGCGTCCAACCCCGACCAGCAGGATAGTTTTAACGCCAACATCATCATCGCCGACGAGCTGCACGCCTACAAGTCGCCCAAGCAGTACAACGTTCTTAAGGAGGCGACCAAGGCGTACACCAACAAGCTCGTCATTGGCATCTCCACGGCCGGCGACCGGGAAAACAGCTTTTGCGGCCACAGGCTTAAGTACTGCCGGCAGATCCTCAACGGCACGATCAAGTCGGCGGATGCGGATGCGCTGTTTGTCTTTATCGCGGCTGCCCCGGTCGACGAGGCCGGGAACGTGGACTACACCAACGCAGACGTGCAGCGCATGGCCAACCCAGCCTACGGGGAGTCCATCCGCCCAAACGACATCATGACCGATGCGCTGCAGGCGCAAAACGACCCGCAGCAGCGCAAGGACTTTTTTGCAAAGTCCTTGAACGTATATACCTCGGCCATGAAGGCCTACTTTAACATCGCCGAGTTTCGGGCGTCGGATGCCAAATATCACTGGACGATCGAGCAGCTGGCAAAGCTGCCGATCAAGTGGTACGGCGGCGCGGACCTGTCCAAGATGCACGACCTGACGGCGGCCTGCCTGTACGGCGTGTACCAGGGCGTCAACATCATCATCCCGCACTGCTGGTTCCCGGTCACGGCCGCGGCCGTCAAGGCCGAGGAGGACAACATCCCGCTTTTCGGATGGCAGGAGGATGGCTGGCTGAGCATGTGCAATGACAAGTCTGTCAACCACGCGGAGATCGTCGCTTGGTTTGTGCGGATGCGGCAGATGGGCTTTAAGATCGCCGAGGTCGGGCACGACCGGAAATTTTGCCGCGAGTACTTTGCCGGCATGAAAAAGGCAGGCTTTAAGATCATCGACCAGCCGCAGTATTTTTACAAAAAATCCGAGGGCTTTAGGCACATCGAGGCCGCGGCGAAAAACGGCCGGCTGTACTATCTGCACGCCGAGCCGTATGAGTACTGCGTGCAAAACGTCCGAGCGATCGAAAAGACGGACGATATGATCCAGTATGAGAAAATCGAGCCGACGCTGCGCATCGACGTGTTTGATGCGTCAGTGTTTGCCGCGATCCGGATGCTGGAAAACAGCGAGAAAGCAGCCAAAGACCTTGGCTGGTTTGCGTGAGGAGCGTGAGATATGAGACTTTTCGCGGGCCGCAAGGCGGCCAAAAAGCGAGGTGTCGGCGGCCTGATCGGGTGGATCGTCGGCAGCGACGGGTCTGCGATGCAGGTGCCCGGCTACACCCGGCTGATCGACTGCCCGGAGGTCGCCGCGGCGGTCGACGCGATCGCCGGCAGCGTCTCCAGCATGACCATCCATCTGATGGAAAACACCAAGGCGGGCGACGTGCGCGTGCGTGATGCGCTGGCGACCAAGGTGGACATCAATCCCTATGGGCTGACCACGCGCAAGACGTGGGTCGAGTGGATCGTGCGCACGATGCTGACGACCGGCGACGGCAACGCCTTTGTGCTGCCGGTGACGACCAATGGCTACCTGGACGACCTGATGCCGATGCCGGATGCAACCGCGCAGCCGGCCGGCGACAGCTACGTCGTGCAGTGGCGCGGGCGCAGTTTTGCGCCGGACGAGGTGCTGCACTTTGTGCTCCACCCGGACTTGACCTATCCGTGGCGCGGCACCGGCTACCGGGTGCAGCTGCGCGACGTGACCGCTGGCCTCAAACAGGCAGCCGCCACGAAAAAGGGCTTTATGTCCACAAAATGGAAACCGTCGATTATCGTCCGCGTGGACGGCGTCGCCGAGGAGTTTGCCGGCAAAGAGGGCCGCCGCAAATTTTTGGACGATTATCTGAGCACCGACGAGGCCGGAGAGCCGTGGGTGGTGCAGGCGGACCTGATGGACGTGCAGCAGATCAAGCCCCTGTCGCTGCAGGATCTGGCGATCAACGACGCCGTGACCCTGGACAAGCGCACGGTCGCCAGCGTGATGCATGTCCCGGCGTTTTTGCTGGGCGTCGGGGACTATGACCAGGACGCCTACAACAACTACGTGCGCTCGACAGTGATGGAGATCGCAACGGCCATCCAGCAGGAGCTGACCAAAAAGCTGCTGCTCTCGCCGTCCCGGTATTTCCGCCTCAATCCGCGCAGCCTGTATGCCTATAGCATGGCCGACCTGTCGTCGGTCGCGTGCGACCTGTATGTGCGCGGACTGATGACCGGCAACGAGGTGCGCGACTGGCTGGGCATGACGCCCAAAAAGGACCTCGACCAGCTCGTGATGCTGGAAAACTACATCCCTGCCGGCATGATCGGCGACCAAAAAAAGCTGATCCAGGATCAGCAGAAGGAGGGCAACAATGCCTAATAATAACAGCCGGCAGGGCCGGCAGCTGCGGAGCACGCCGCAGCAGTTTCGCACCCGCGACGACGGGGACGACCTCATCATCGAGGGGTATTTTGCCGTGTTTGACAGTCCCTATGTCCTGTGGGACGGGGCGACCGAGATCGTCAAGCCTGGGGCGTTTGCCGGATGTCTGTCCGGCGACATCCGCGCACTGATCGACCACGACACACGGCTCGTGCTCGGCCGCACCAAGGCCGGCACGCTGACGCTGCGCGAGGATGCGCGCGGCCTGTATGGCACAATCAAAATCAATCGGGACGATGCCGACGCCATGAGCCTCTATGCGCGCGTCCAGCGCGGTGACGTCGACCAGTGCTCGTTTGGATTTGACATTGAGGAGGAGACCTTTGTCGACCTCGGCGGCGGACAGTGCCGCTGGGAGATCAACAAGGTAAACCCGCTGTACGAGGTCTCGGTCGTGACCTATCCGGCTTACGAGGAGACCGCCGTCAAAGCCCGCCATGCGGATCTCGCCGAGATCCAGCGCCGGCAGGCAGAGACATGGAAAACCAAGATGATCAACAGACTGACAGGAGGAGACAAACATGGCACTTAAAGTACTGCTGCTGCGCAATAAGCTGTCCGCCGTCAACGCGACACTTGCACAGCTGCGTGAGCAGGCTGCGGCGCTGGAGACCCGCGAGAGCGAGCTGGCCGCAGACATCGAGGCGGCCAAGACCGACGACGAGCGCGCCGCCTGCGAGACGGCAATCGGCGAGTTTGAGGCGGACCGCGACAAGGTGACGGCAGACATCGAGGCCGCCGAGGCGGATGCCGCGAGCCTGACCGAGCAGATCGAGGCCGCCGAGGCCAACGCAGCCGAGGCCCGCAGCGCAAACAACACCAACCCCACACATCACACTGAGAGAGGAGCACACAACACTATGCCTACCAACACCGCGGGCTGCGATGCCCGCAGCCGCTTTTACGGCATGACCTACGCCCAGCGCGACGCATTTTTTGCCCGCGATGACGTCACCGCATTTTTGACCCGCACCCGTGAGATGCTTGGCCAGCAGCGCGCCGTGTCCGGCGCAGCCCTCGGTATCCCCGAGGTGATGCTGGACATCGTCCGCGACAACATCAACCGCTACAGCAAGCTCATCGGCTTCGTCCGCCTGCGCCAGGTGCGCGGCAAGGCGCGCCAGAACATCGTCGGCACCGTGCCGGAGGCCGTGTGGACGGAGATGGTCGGCACGCTCAACGAGATGACCATCACCATCAACCAGGTCGAGACCGACGGCTACAAGGTCGGCGGCTATGTCTTTGTGTCCAACTGCTACCTCGAGGACGACGACAACATCGGCCTGGCTACCGAGATCCTTGACCAGCTCGGCCAGGCGATCGGCTACGCGCTGGACAAGGCCATCCTTTTTGGCACCGGCACAAAGATGCCGGTCGGCATTGCGACCAGACTGGCAGCCGCCGAGCAGCCCGCATGGTGGGGCACCAACCAGGGCACTTTTACGGCGCTTGCGACGACCAACGTCATCAAGTCCAACTCCGCCGCCAAAAACGGCGAGGAATTTTACGCGGATCTGATCACCGCGCTCGGCGCTGCCGACCCCAAGTACTCCAACGGCACGCCGGTGTGGGTGTGCAATCACAAGACACACATCGCGCTGCAGAGCAAGGCGCTTGCCTTTAACAGCGCGGCGGCCCTGACCGCCGGCGTGACGTCCGAGATGCCGATCATCGGCGGCCAGATCGTGGAGCTGGACTTTGTGCCGGACAACGAGATCATCGGCGGCTACATGGACCTGTACCTGCTGGCAGAGCGCGAGGGCACGACCCTCGAGCAGTCCACGGAGGTCAAATTTATCGAGGACCAGACGGCATTTAAGGCGACCGCCCGCTACGACGGCAAGCCGGTGCGCGGCGAGGCTTTTGTGGTAGTGCGCTACGACAACGTCGCGCCGGTGACCTCGGCGACGTTTGCCGCTGACTCCGCCAACTGATGGCCGGCGGTACGGCCGAGACGGTGCTTGCGCTGCTCAAGGCTGATCTCGGCGTGACGCACACCAAGCGCGACGAGTACTTTGCGGCGCTGATCGCGGCAGCGGCCAAGATGCTGCGCACCGAGGGCGTCGTCCTCGACCTGAGCGACCAGGGCGACCAGCTGCTGCTGGAGATGTACGCCGCGCACCTGCACGAGCGCAGACAGCAGCCGACCATGGCGATGCCGCGCTACCTGCGGGCCAAAATTAACAATCGGCTCTGCCATCAGCAGATGCAGGGCTAAGGTACAACACGCCGGTGTGCCCAAATTGGACACACCGGCAAAGGAGGGAGACGTGTGTACGATGATGTAATCAATCTGATCGCCATTGATGAGCACGGCAACGATGTCGGCAAGCACGAGGTGTTTTGCCGGCGCGAAAGCATCACGCGCGCCGAGCACTACCAGGCGGCGGCCGTCGGGCTGCACCCGTCGGTGCAGTTTCGGCTGGCTGACTGGCGCGACTACGACGGGCAGCGATTTGTCGAGCACGAGGGGAAGCGCTACATCGTCGAGCGTACCTACGAGACGCGGGACGGCGGGCTTGAGATTGTGGTGAGGTGATGGACGCATGATGGTGATGGCAAACGAGCTCGGCGATGCGATCGCGGGTGTGCTGGCTGAGTACAGCCGTGACGTGCAGGATAAGCTGCGCAAAATCGTAGATGCAAGTATGCGCGAGCTGGTGACCACTACGCGCAAAACCGCGCCGAGGCGCAAGTCCGGCATCGGGCACTACTACAAGCAGATCGCGTCCAAGCTGACGCTTGATACGGACAGCGGATACGCGCGGACGTGGTACGTCAAATGGCCGTACTACCGGCTGACGCACCTGCTGGAGTTTGGGCACCAAAAGGCCAACGGAGGCCGCGTCGAAGGCACGCATTTTTTGCAAAAAGCGGTGACACAAGTCACCGAGGAGTACTTGCAGCAAGTGGAGGAGGCGCTGAGCGGTGGCTGATATCATCCCCACGGTGCTCGACGGCATCCAGCACATCGAGACGTGCTGGGCTATGCCGCCGTCGCTGCCGTATGCCGTCTATCACGACCGGACGACCCGCCGCGGCGCCGACCTGTACAACGGCATCACCGAGCACAACATCACGATCGAGCTATACGCGCAAAAGCCAGCCGAGGATCTCGAGGCCCTGATCGAGCAGCGGCTCGACGCGCTCGGCCTTGAGTATGTGCGGGAGGAGCGCATGTGGATCGACACGGAGCACTTTTTTGAGACGGTGTACGATTTTACGTACACCGAGAAAGGATTTGCATAATTATGGCATTTAAGAAACGAAAAGACATCACGCTTGGTTCCGGCAAGCTTTACGTGCAGGAGTACACCGGCACGACCGTGCCGGAGACCGAGGCGATCTGCACGGACGACAACATCCTGGGCTACATCTCCGGCGGCGCGACGCTGTCGTACAAGCCCACCTTTTATAATGCTAAGGACGATCTTGGCCTTGTGTCCAAGACGGTGCTCACCGCCGAGGAGGTGACGCTTAAGTCCGGCGTGATGACGTGGGACGGCAACACGTTGGCCAAGCTCAGCGCGACGGCCCGTGTGACGGAGACCGACGCTGCAACAGGAAAACCCGCAAAGCGATCCGTTAAGATCGGCGGCGTCGACAACGCCGACGGCAAAAAGTACGTGCTGTGCTTTATGCACGCTGACAAGGACGGCAAGCGCGAGCTTTACGTGCGCATTGTCGGCAAAAACCAGTCCGGCTTTGAGATCGCCTTTGCCAAGGACAAGGAGACCGTCATTGATGCTGAGTTTGCTGCCGACCCGATGGACGCGGAGGGCACGCTGATCTACTACGATGAGGTGTACACGGCATGACAAATCGATTTACACTTGGCCAGCACAAGGCAATCTTTACGCTGGAGCTGCAGGACGGCCGCGAGCTGCTGCTGACCGTGCCGCCGCTGAGCGTTTTTAAGCGGATGACGGCTATGCAGGACAGCGCAGGCGTGGACGAGATGATCGACATCGTCTGCGACATCCTTAACTGCAACCGCACGGGCGCGACCTTTACGCCCAAGGAGGTCGCCGGGCTTTTTGCCCTTGACGATCTTATCGGCTTTTTTGCCGTATACTCCGACTTTGTCGCGGGGGCGACCAAGGCAAAAAACTGACCATCCCGTACTATCCCGATGACGGTGATGGTGCGGGATGCCACTACACGATCGAGACGGTCGGCGAGCATCTGGTGGCACAGTATGCCAACATGTCCTTGCCGGACGTCTGCGATCTGCTGCTGGACGACTATCTGCTGCTGCTGCGCGACGCATTTATTGCGCGCAAGCTGCAGTCGGAGGACGGCCGCGAGTATCTGGATAATGCCTGGAGACTGGAGCAGACCGAGCCGGATGTGGACGGGCTGCGCAGCACTTTTGGGCGACGCGAGGAGGTGGACGCTTGAGCGGCAAAGGTACGACACTTAAGGGCATCACCGTCGAGATCGGCGGCGACACCACAAAGCTTGGCGACGCGATCCTTAAGGCGCGCAAGTCGGCGAGCGATCTGAGCGGCGAGCTACGCGGCGTCGAGTCGCTGCTCAAGCTTGATCCCACCAACACCGTCCTGCTTGCGCAAAAGCAGGATATCCTCGCCGAGTCGATCGCCGGCGCTAAGGACAAGCTTAAGATGCTGATCGCAGCGCAGGAGTCGATGTCCAAGCAGCTGGCCGATGGCAAGATCAGCCCGGAGCAGTACCGCGACTTTGAGAGAGAGATCGAGTCGACGCGCCAGCAGCTCACGCGGCTGGAGGCAGCTGCCTCCGGGACGGACGACGCCGTCGCTGATGTCGGTGACGCAGCCAGAGAGGCCAGTGAAAAGGCCGAAAAAGCCTCCGGCGGATGGTCCGTCTTAAAGGGCACGCTGGCCGACCTGGCAGCGTCGGCAATCAAGACCGCCGCGAGCGCGATCAGCGACACGGCGAAGGAAATGATTACCGGCGCGGCGGAGTATGGCGATACAATCGACAAAATGTCACAAAAGATGGGCATGTCGTCCGATGCTTATCAGGAGTGGGATTTTGTCCTGCAGCACTGCGGCGCGTCGATTGAGTCGCTCAAACCGGCGATGAAAACGCTGGCCACAGCTGCCGAAAGCGGCTCGGACGCCTTTGCGCAGCTCGGCATATCGCAGGAGCAGATCGCTGGCATGTCGCAGGAGCAGCTTTTTGATGCCACGATTGCAGGCCTGCAAAATGTGACCGACGAGACGCAGCGGACATACCTTGCCGGGAAACTCCTTGGCAGGGGCGCGACGGAGCTCGGCCCGCTGCTTAACACAAGCGCGGACGACGTCGCCGATATGCGCGCGCAGGTGCACGACCTCGGCGGAGTGATGGGCTCAGACGCGGTCAAGGCGGCCGCAGCCTATCAGGACAGCCTGCAAAACATGCAGTATGCCTTTAGCGGATTAAAAAACAACATCTCTGGCGAGCTGCTGCCGACGCTGACGCTGATCATGGACGGCGTCACAAAAATGCTGACTGGCGGCGGCGACGAGGTCGCGGCAGCGGTCGGAGACCTTGTCGTGTCACTGTCTGGGCAGCTCACGGCGCAAGCGCCGCGCATGATGTCCGTCGCGCTGACCTTTATCGCGGCGCTGGTGACCGGCCTACTGTCCGCGCTGCCTGACCTGACCGGCACGTCCGTGGAGCTGGTCGGCGCGCTGCTGCTCGGCATCGCGGAGCAGCTGCCGGGCATCATCGTCGCCGCGGCGACTGCGGTGCAAGGCATCGCCGATAAGCTGACATCGCCGGAGTCCATCACGCTGCTGGTGCAGGCTGCTGTGCAGATCCTGCTGGCGCTGGCCAATGGCCTTGTCGGAGCGCTGCCGGAGCTGATCGACACCATCCCGATCATCATCACCAACCTCGTCGACGCAGTCCTGGCCTCGCTTCCGGAGATCGTCGAGGCCGGCCTGCAAATCATCATCGCGCTGGCGTCCGGCATCATCACCAACAGTGGGCATGTTTTGGCGGTCGTCCCCAAGCTGATCGTCGCGCTGGTCCACGCCTTTGGCTCTTACGTCTCGTCCGTCGCCGGCATCGGCAAGGCCATCGTCGACGGCATCCGCAAGGGCATCACGGAGCAGTGGCAGCGGCTTAAGTCGGATGTATCCAATCTTTTTACAGGGCTTGTCAGCTGGATCAAGAACCTGCTTGGCATCCACAGCCCGTCGACGGTGTTTGCGGGCATCGGCGTCAACATGGCCAAGGGCATTGGCGCCGGATGGCAGGACACCATCGGCAACATCAACAAGGACATCGCAGCCACGCTGCAGCCGCAGTATGTCGTCGGCGTGGATATGCAGGGACTGTATGCGCAGGCAGCTACGCTGCAAGCGGCCGCATCTACTGGCGCCGGCAGTGACGTCGCCGCCGTGCTCGAGCGCATGGACCGCCTCGAGCGCGCGATCACAGGGATGCAGATCTACATGGACGGAGACGCGCTTGTCGGCTCTGTCGCCACGCGCATGGACTATGCGCTCGGCGGCATCTACGCGAGCAAGGACAGGAGGACGATATAATGGCACTTACGTGCAAAATCGGCGGTGTCCAGTACACCGCGCTGGATCTGATGAGTGTGCAGATTGGCCTGCCGGACATCAAGACGCAGAGCGAGAGCGTACCAGGCGCGGACGGCGAGATCGATCTCACCGACGCGCTGACGGGCGGCCCGGTCTTTGGCAACCGGCAGATCAAGCTCCGCTTTGGCTTTGCACCGACCGGGAATTTTGAGTTTTACAGCTTCGCCGCCGCCGTACATGGGCGGCGGGTAAAGCTGGAGCTGAGCAACAAAGCCGGCTATTACATCGGCCGGTGCACCGTCGGCGTGCCGGACACATCACTGGACAAAACGACCTTTGACGTCACAATCGACGCTGATCCGTATCTGCTGGAGTCAACGGAGACCACCATCACCATCCCCGTGCTGCCATCGTCGAGCAACCTGATGATCGGCAAGACGCTGACCGTCGGTGGATCGATATCGTCATACGCGCATGTGTCCGGCAGTGGCGCGGACACGGAGCTGATCTTGTGGGCCGGTGACAACCCGACAGTCGAAAACTGGGTGCGTGTGCAGCTGCCGTGGCCTACGGCCGGGTCCTGCATCGTGACGGCAGAGGCGACGCAGGGATGGTACGAGATCACGGACGCTGACGGCAACGTCTACAACGGCGGCTCACGCTGGTGCGGAGATGTGCCTGCCAATGGCCTGTATGTCACCATGCACGCGCGCGGCGGGCCGGTAGACCAAAATGGCTACTTGCGCCGCATCCAGATCTACAAGGCTACGCCGACGTCG